CTTTATTAACCATTTGATGAATGGCTCGTGTAGGACCTGTTAGTTTTTTATCTCCAAGGGAAGACCAGCCACCTACTTTTTCAGGTGTACCATATCTAAAACGGACGTTTTCTCCGCCCGTCCACATAGCTTCTGCTCCTGTAGGGGTAAGTTGTTTATTAAATCCGGGTAAAAATCCTATCTTTTGTAGCATATAACCTCATCATATATTAAAAGGCTCAGCTTACAACCTTTATGTACTTACCCAAGTTGATCCATTCCACTCATAAATTGTTTTTGGATCTGCATCTGTTGGTTTAGTCGCTTTCCAACCCTTGGTGTTGTCTGCTTGATAAGCATTTTCATCCCAATATCTTGTGTAAAACTCAGTGTTAGAACCTTCAGTGTAACTAACAGATCCAGGATCAGGTATTGGAGGTTGCCAATCACCATTTGAATCTAAGGTCCAAGAAACATCAGGTTGGTCCATAATAAACATATCTAAAGTTTCATGATATCTTTTGCCTATAGCTGCGTGTTCTTTTCTAAAATTACCGTTATATGAACATTGTTTCCATGTTCCCCCACCAAAGAAATTTTGACACCATGTTTCTCCATCAACATGCATGTCATTATCTTCAAGAGTTCCGCCGCCTGCCGCAATATCATTGCCTACCACAACGACTCTTTTTACAATCCAATGTAAATCATCCGTCAAACCAGATGGATCTGTTTTTTGTTCTATTTCTGCAAAGTGGGCCATATTTCTCCTAAAAGTCTATCAATAATTCTCTTTAAACGATTTGTCAATGTCTTTTTTGGGGTTGAAAAGCAAGGTTTAAAGAGTAATCATTTATCTTCTCCACCACAATATTACAGTGTAACGTTCTTTTTTTTCAATTTTTTTTACACCGTGAGAAACTTCACTACCGTCAAATAAAGTTATCATGCCTTTTTTAGGTTTTAAAATTATATTTTTTGTAAAAAATTCTCCTCCTAAAAAATCATCATTTAAATATACAAGACTATTTAATCGTATGTTTTCTCTACCATCATCCCAATCACATTTTTCTCCGTGCAAATGTAAATCACTCCAAGACCCAACTGGCCAAGTTTGAATTTGAACTTGTTGTATTTTTAAATTGTAGTTAAATTTTTTAAAAAAGCTTATTGCCTTAAGCACAATAGGATCATTTAAGTTTAGATCAACCAATCTTTCCTCCCATGGCATACCAGTATTTTTCTTAGCTTTACTTAAGTAAAATTCTCTATCTTTTTTGTTTAAAAATTTTTCTTCAACTATCATAATAATTAAAATTTAACACAACCCTTATTTTTTCATCTGTGCAACTAACACCTCTATGTTCTAAATTAGAATCAAAAATAATTAATTTATTTTCTTTTGATTTAACAATTTTGTTATTTTTAAACTCAGTATAACCATTGTTTGAATTAACATAAAAAATAGCTGTTTTTGCATTTCTATAATCAATGTGAAAAGCATGTTTTTCGTGCTGTGTTGTTTTAGTTAATAGATTGGCTTTAATTCTTATAATTGATCTAATGTTTAATTTTTTTTCAAAATACTTCATTAAATCAAAATAAATTTTTGAAGACGTTTTATTGTCTTCAAATATTGAGTGACAAAATTGAAAATAATTATCTTTTTTATCAACCACTCCATCTTGATAATACCAGTTAAATTGATTGCCTAAAAAAACATTTTGTAAGTTTAACAATTGTTTTTTATTTAAAAAATTATTTTTAATAATCATTTTATTTTTTAAAACTTAAATTAAAAGAAAAAGATATTCTTTCTTCGTTCGTTTCATTTGGTTCTACATAATGTCTTAAAAAACTTGGAAATAAAATCAACATAGATTCTTCAACGTTAAAAACCCATTCAGGCGCGTTATATATGTCATTTGTTTTAAATGCTTCTTTAGGCCAAAAAGATCTTAACCACCACGCAGGGTTTTCAAATACTATTCTTCCACTTTTTTTTGGAACTTTAAAATATAAAACTCCAGATAGAAACGAATGTGGATGGTCATGAAGTCTATTAAAGTCTTTTTTTAAATTTAAATTAACCCAAGAATTTGAATAAACAAGTTCGCCTTTAAAATTTATTTTTTTACAATACTCTGAAACAGGAGTATTGATTTTATCAAATAAAAATTTGACTTTTTTAAAATCTAAACCCTTAGATTGATATCCTCCGTTATTGCTAAATTTAACTCCTATCTTGTCTTTTTTTATTTCTTTCTTTGTCAAAAGAATTGATTTTTTTAAATCAATATTTAAATTTTTTTCATAAATAAGGATTGGAAAACAATCTATAAACATTTATTTGCCAGCTTTAAACCAAGCTGGCAGACCTAGTAAAGGTCTTGTGTCTAAATAATTTTTCTTAGCTGTTTTTGAGCCCTTCTTATTATAGTGTAAAAAAACCTGCACACAATCTTTACCTTCAAATGCTTCTCTCCAGTGTTCTAAATCACAACCAGAATAAATTAACAAATCTCCTGGTTTTAAATCTACTTTAATACCAGCTCGACCTTTTTTACCTGTAGGATCTAAATAGATAGGCCACGGATCACCACCTAGGTTTAAAGTAGTAGATATTTCACATGAGTATCTATCTTTATGTCTAACTAATACATCACCTTTTTTATAAATTCTTGCATATGAATAAGTCTCTGATAGTTTTAATTTTGTATATTTTTCCATTACAGGTTTTACTTCTTGTAATAAAGTTTCCATAGCGATGTCTGAATAGTGTGAATAAGTATTAGGAACTTGTTGATCGTTCCATACACCAAAATATTCTGTAAAAGGTGATATAAACTTTTTTTCAAAAAGATACTGTGCTACGTTTCTTTTGTTTAAAAAATATTTACAGACAAAAGAGGCTACTTCTTTTGAAATAACATTTTTTAAAACTGTATACTTATTTTTTTTAAATGACATTTATTTTCCTCATTTATACATTGGTCCTAGATTCCATATAACTAAACTATACCTTGAACCTTTTTTAACAGGGCAAACTCTATGCCAAACAAAAGAAGGAAAAACCACAACAGATCCTTTTGGTAAAATCTCTGTGCATTTTTTAATATTTGAAACTTTTTTATCTTCATTTCTAAAATCAAACTCTAGCTCACCTCCTTCATATTCTTTTGGATCTGATAGAGATACGGTAACAGATAGTTTTCTAATCTTGTTGTGATCGGGTTGTCCTGGTTTATTATAGGGTAAAGCCCAAGAATCGCTATGCCAATCATAGTATTGACCTTTTTTATATTTTGTAAATTGACAAGACTCAGAGTAATCCCATTCATAATTCCAACCTGCATGATCATTTGCGGTATGAACGTACGGTTGAATTTCTTTATATATCCAACGATCGTTCATCCAAACTACATTAGAGTTTCTTTTCTTTTTTAAATCTTTAATTTGTTTTTTAGAAAATTCTTTTACGTTACTAAAGTCTCCAGTAACTGCCATTTTTTCTTTTAATTGATTTCCATACTTTATAATGTCATCACATATTCTGTGAGGAACAGCAGATTCAAAATACCAATAATAATTATTTAAATTCATATACCTTTATATGGTTTTTTTTACCACATTTAAGTTATTGGTCAAGCTTAAAATTCATATTAATAATCACTCTAATTTGATTTTTAATTGGATACCCCGCAGAATGTTTTAAATTACCATTAAAAAATAAAAGTCTACCTTTTTTAGGTTGTATTTTTGTTAAAATTTTTTTGTCTTTAAAAATAGTCGTATCACCATCAGAATTATTTACATAATACATTCCAACAATGTGTTTATTTTGAGTGTCTACATGAGGAGTGCTAATATTATTTTTATCAATATTTACATTAGAGGTTTGTAAATTGCTTTTTGCTCTAAATAATTCTAAACTTTTTAAATTTAAATTTGCTAATATTTGTTGAATTAATTGATCCACTATTTTTGAATGCATGGACACAGGTAAAGTTTTATTCGCATCTTCTCTATAGAACTCATGAACAAACTTTACATACTCGACAACATTTTTTTGTTTTGATGTAGTTTTTTTAGTTGAATAAAAATTATTTAAATCATCACTTCTAGAGTTTATTAGGTACCAAGGAAAATATGGATCTAATAAAGTTTTTGATATTGTATTTTGATACTTTTTTAAAATTAAATTATCGTAAACAACAAAATCTTTCTTCTGTAATTCTTTAAATAACATTGACTAATTAATAGTCAATGTACCAGAAACTGTAAAAGTTGCAACAACATCATTATCAGGCCCTACACCAGTTGCCACTGAATTTGTACCAGGAGATACAACCAATGCAGCTGCCGATGGGACTCTTACGATAACGATTCCAGATCCACCTGTTCCTGCAGTTCCAGTTACATCATTGCCGCCGCCTCCGCCGCCGCCTGTATTTGAGCTTCCAGGTGAAGTTCCACCACCACCTCCACCAGTTCCACCAGAAGGGTTAGGTGATCCTCTTCCACCACCGCCACCACCACCTCGTGTGACCGATGCACCAGTTATTGAAGATGCAACTCCGTTACCACCGGTAACAGCTCCAGAATCAGGTGTTATACCAACTGATCCTGCTTGTCCAGCTCCACCACCAGCAGATCCCCTATTGTTCATAGCACCACCAGGTTGACCTTCAGGGGGAGAATAACCGCCAGAATTACCAGCTGCTACTCCATTAGGAACTCCAGGGTGTGGGTACGCATAAATAGAATGACCTCCACCAGAACCTCCAGGTGATCCAGTTGAATTTCCTGTTCTTTCAGGAGAACTAGGGACAGGTGCAGCTCCACCACCAGCACCACCGCCTGATCCAGTGATCATATCGGTGCCCTCTGATCCTCCAGGATTAAATATAGAATTGCCTCCTTGAGCGTTTCGTCCGCCACCAGCGCCAACTGTTATGCTGTAACCACCTGGAGCCATTTCTAAAGCTCCGGCAGGTTGTGCTAATGGACTGTCATAAGAAATTCTATAGCCGCCGGCTCCTCCGCCGCCACCTTGGGAGTTTCCGCCACCAGCTCCACCACCAACTACTTGATAGTGCATCATAACAGGTGCAGCTCCACCACCGGCACCAAATCCTAAAACTTGATAACCAAAACCTTTAATTTGTGGTTTAGTATTTTTATTTTTTCTAGATCCTTTGCCTATGGGATTAAAGTGATTAAGTTTATAATCCTTCATTAATTACTCCTTATGCGTCGTTAGCTAAGTCCGTAGTGAAGAATAATCTAATTCCTAATACTCTTGCATCACCAGTAAAGGTATCACTACCATCGGCTGCATCTCTGTATAATTGAAAATATGTTTGTTCTCCCGCGGCCGCTGCTGTAATTGTTACTGCTCCACTTTCGGAGGTAATTTGTTGGTCTTCAACCACTCCTATACCTGCATCTGTGACTTCTACACCTGTTCCATAAGCAACATCAATAGTATCATCATCACCACATGAAACTCCTTGTAAACCAAAAATACAGTTTCCTGTGTTAGTAGTAGCTGGCGTCCAATAAACTTGATATGTTACTGTTCCTGCATTCCATGATTTAGGGAAAGCGACTGAAAATTGTGCATACTCAGCTGTACTTGGATCAAAATCTAAAACTTTCATATCAGGTCTTGTTGCTGTTGTTTCAACTTGTTGTCCATCAGCACCATTAGTAGAGGCTCCATACATCGCAGAAGCTGGAATCCACATAGTTTCTTTTCCTGCAATTTTAACTGCAGCAACTGTTCCACCAGCGTCTTCAGCTTTAATAACTCCAGTTCCTTTTGTTACGAAAGAAATACCTACATTTGAATCATCTCCTGTTGCACTAATAATAGGGTCATTACCTGTTGCTGCATTAGCTAATGTAATTTCATTAAC